GTGAATTTTGACTCTCTAAGTTTCTTTGACGCAAAATCGGATCTAGCAGACGACAAAGCACACCCTGGTATTAATTCTAATTTAAAATTTACCAAACAACTTATTGCATACTGTACAACACATGACCAACCTATTTAAAAAAGCCGCAATCTTCACTGACATACATTTTGGACTCAAAAGCAATTCAACTCTGCACAATGAAGATTGTTTGGCCTTTGTAAAATGGGCCACTGCCAAGGCCCGAGAAGAAGGCTGTGAAACTGCTATGTTCTTAGGCGATTGGCACAACAATCGAGCCAGCCTAAACATTGTTACACTCAACTACAGCCTTCGATCACTGGAGCATCTAAATGCTAATTTTGACCGTGTGTATTTTATACCTGGGAATCACGACCTTTATTATCGCGACAAGCGTGATATTCAGAGCGTGGAGTGGGCACGTCATCTCCCCAATGTGGAAATATGTAACGACTGGTTTAGTAGCGGTGACGTCGTTATTGCTCCTTGGCTTTGTGGGGATGATCATAAACGTATTCCTAAACTAACCGGCAAGTACATGTTCGGGCACTTTGAACTGCCCGGCTACTTGATGAATGCTATGGTAGAAATGCCCGACCATGGTGAGGTGCGTAGAGAAGACTTTGAGAATTTTGAACATGTATTCACCGGACACTTCCACAAACGACAGACCAAAAAAAACATTACCTATATCGGTAATGCGTTCCCTCACAATTATGCAGATGCTGGTGACGACGAACGAGGACTCACTATACTGGAGTGGGGAGCAGCGCCTGAGTTTCATGCTTGGCCTGCTCAACCGACCTATAGGGTGTACGGACTCGCCAACCTTATCGACAACGCTGGAACTCTTCTTAAGCCCAAGATGCATGTGCGTGTTGGACTAGACATTGAGATTTCATACGAAGAAGCTAACTTCATCAAAGAAACGTTTGTGAAAGACTACGACTTGCGTGAGATGAGTTTGATTCCAAACAAGAACTCGGATGTAGACACAGATATGGCACCTGGCGAGATTAAGTTTGAGAGTGTGGATCAAATTGTTACAGATCAACTCACAAACATTGAATCAGAATTCTACGACAACAAGCTACTGTTGAAGATTTATCAAAACTTATGATCCAAATACGCGACCTTACTGTTAAAAACTTTATGAGTGTGGGTGCAGCCACACAGGCTATCAATTTTGATCGCAACGATCTTACACTTGTGTTGGGCGAAAACTTAGACCTAGGTGGTGACGGATCAAGAAACGGTACCGGCAAAACCACAATCATCAACGCATTAAGTTATGCCTTGTATGGTCAAGCACTGTCAAACATCCGCAAAGACAACTTAGTAAACAAGACCAATGCCAAACACATGTTGGTCAGTTTGGACTTTCACATCAACGGCACAGACTACAAAATTGAGCGTGGACGCAAACCCAATGTGCTCAAGTTCTATGTGAACAATGAACACAAAGCCGCAGAGGATGAAGCACAAGGGGATTCGAGAGAGACACAAGACGCCATAGAGCGCATTATCGGCATGAGCCATGACATGTTCAAACATGTGCTGGCCTTAAACACTTACACCGAACCGTTCTTGAGTTTGAAAGCCAACGACCAGCGCACTATCATTGAACAGTTGTTGGGCATTACCCTGTTGAGCGAACGTGCAGACCGCATCAAAGAACTCAACCGACAAACCAAAGATGCCATCCAATCTGAAGAGTTTAGGATTCGTGCTGTGCAAGAAGCCAACAAACGTATCGAAGAGCAAATTGAAAGTTTAAAGCGTAGACAGGTGCTTTGGCAAAAGAAGTACGACAGTGATGTGGCGTATCTAGTTGGTCAGTACGACGATCTAGCAAAGATTGACATTGAACTAGAACTGCTGGCTCACAAAGATCTAGCTGTGTGGTCCGCAAGAAAACAACAACAAGATGCATATACTGCTCTTGTTGGTCGGCAAACTGCTTGGAAACAAAAACAACACAAAGACATTGGTGAGTTAGAATCGACCTACAACAAACTCAGCCACATTGATATCACAGCAGAACTGCAAGCACACACAGACTTGGCTGCTTACATCCAAAAAGCCAAAGACATTGCAGACTTAGAAAAATACATTGCTAGATGTGTGTTAGACGAGGCCAAAGAACAAAAAGTAATTGATAAGTTAAAAGCTGAAATTGAAGAATTAAAAGATCACAAGTGCTATGCTTGTGGACAAGACTTCCATGATGCCAATCACGAAACAGTATTGGCTGCTAAAGAGAAAGCCTTGCAAGAAGCAGCACTACAAGCTTTATCCACAAACACACAGTGGATTGAGAATACCGATGCACTGCAAGCATTAGGCAAGTTGGGTGCCAAACCCACAACACACTATGCAACTGAAACCGAAGCAATTCGACATTCTAGTGAGTTGGAAAACATTCAACACAAGATTGATGCCAAACGTGCAGAAACAGATCCCTATGCTGAACAGTTGGCAGAACACACACCTGTAGAAGTTGGCGCACAACCTGTCACACATTATGATACTGAAACACAAGCAATTGATCATCGCAGTCGCATGAATACAATGCTAACACAGATCAATAGCAAAGCACTAGAGACTGATCCGTATACAGAACAAATTACTGAAATGCAACAACAGGCATTACAAGTTGTGAGTTACGATCATCTAAACGAACTCACAAGAGTGCAAGACCATCAAGACTTCTTGTTAAAACTGCTAACCAGCAAAGATAGTTTTGTACGTAAGAAAATTATTGAACAAAATTTAAGCTATCTCAACAGTCGGCTCACACACTATTTAGATAGAATTGGACTACCGCACACAGTGAAGTTCATGAACGATTTGAGTGTGAGCATTGAAGAACTGGGTCGTGAATTGGACTTTGACAATCTAAGTCGTGGCGAACGCAACAGACTAATCTTATCTATGAGTTGGGCATTCCGTGATGTATGGGAAAGTTTGTACTCGCCTATCAACTTGCTGTTTATTGACGAGATGATTGACAACGGCTTGGACACACAAGGTGTAGAGAATGCACTGAGCTTGCTGAAAAAGATGAGTCGCGAACGCCACAAGTCAATTTGGCTGGTGAGTCACAGAGATGAGTTAACCAGCAGGGTAGAAAACATTCTCAAGGTAATCAAAGAAAATGGCTTTACCAGCTACAACACAGATGTAGAAATAGCATGAAGTGCAGTGTGTTTACTGGATGCTCCTATACCGAAGGCATGGGATTGGAAGAACAATCTCAAGATCCAAACCTATGGGTTAACAGATTGCACCGTAACACAAGTGCAAATACTAAATTAATCAATCTAGGCAAAGGCGGTGCTACCAACCATGAAATTTTTCAAAACAGCATTTTGGCATTAACACACTATCCTTGTGAGAATCTCTTTGTTGCCTGGTCCGAACTGTTAAGATTCAAAATAAATCCAGGCGTAGAACTGTATCCTACTGACATTTATTGGGCGCGGGCATCTGAGTCTAGAGAAATTGAAGTGAATCCAAGTATATCGTATAGTGGCAATTATTTGAACAATGTTAAAAATCGATTCTTTGACTTACGACATACTCACCATGAACTAGTCAATATTTTAAAATATACTAACATTATCAATCGCATTTGCAATCAGTTAGGAGTTCGTGCATTTTTTATAAACTCACTAATCGTCGATTATGACGACAGATATTTTGATCATAAAGACATTTGTGTTCCGTCCGATGCCACTAGACTGACGCAAATACATCTTAATGCAAGAACTAGAGATGATCAAGAATTTATACAGTTATACCACAAAATACACAATGACTATGCGGACACCGGGGGATTACCACCAGTGTGTACATGGTTAAATTTATATCAATCGTTTAGACTTAACTTTTACATGGACCGGGGAACTGATAATTTGCATCCTGGTCCAAAAAGCCATCAAGCATTTGCTGATTGGCTGATACAAAATTTTTCAAATAAACCACAGGCAGCATAACTACAACACGAAAGGCAAACCCACTAAAAACACATGACATGGCTATATCAAGATACCCCAATTGAGACTCTGCCCGAAGAATGTGTAGGTTTTGTTTATCTAATTACAAATAATCTATCTGGACGCAAGTACATAGGCAAAAAATTAGCAAAATTCGCAAAAACAACATACAAGACTGTAAAACAAAAAAACGGCACAAAGAAGCGGAAGAAGATACGCTCCAAGATCGACAGTGATTGGAGAGAGTACTA